AAAAATACAGTTTTCAAAATCACTTTTGAATTGAGGTTCCCATGATTGCCAAGTCATTTTAATAATCCTCCAATTTTTGTAAGAACTTTCATTAGAATCAATACAAGTTTTTTACGAAGTGTTTGATCATTAGCTAATAAGATATATGCAAATAATTTGTTTGCAATTGGGAAATTGATTTTACCAAATATTCTATTTACAAGGAAAGATCCATGAAGGATTTTAAATTTAGGTCCTGTAAACTCATGCATAAGTTTATAAACATCACTATACTTTATGATTTTTTGATCATAAGCATTTCTCATAAATCCACCATCAAACATGATAGAATGTGTTCCATATCCATTTACACGATAGGTTCCGTCTCCAGATACCCACAAATTGTAAACTTCTTTGTTTTTCAATTCTTTGACAAGAGAATTTTCAAGTTTTTGGCAAACATCTAACCAAGGATATAAGTCAGTTTTAACTGATACCCACTCATCACCCCTTTTAAGCATGTGATTTACAGTTGCAAATGGTTCAATATCAGGATTTGGAGAGTAAATCCAGTCTTGACTTGAAACATTTTTACCATATTTTTCAATAAACACAACTTCATTTGATTCAGTTTTGTTTATGTTTGAAACATACTCGCCAACAACGATTTCAGCAATTGGTTTTTCATAGAAAGCTCCTTTTCCATCTCCACTGAGAACCCATGGATTCCTCATCAGAACCATTGTTTCTCCAGTGAAACAGTCTCCACCTCTTCTTCTCCGTCTCCGTCTCCGACGCCTATCTGGTGGTGGAGGGTTATATCTATTAGACCTTCTACCTCTCCGGTCCGGTGGGGGTGGCACATACGGTGGTGCCACATATGGTGGTGCAATATATCTACCACTCCTTCTACCTCTCCGTGGCGGTGGGGGTGGATCAGACGGGGGATAGTATGGGGGATAGTATGGGGGGTAGTATGGTGCCACATACGGTGGTGGCACATACGGTGGTGGCGGTGGTGGTGGTGGCGGAGGATTATCTGTACCAGCAGCTCCACCTACACCTGCACGGTATCCATTTGCACCACCACCGCCGCCGCCTCCATTAACATTTCCTCTATCTGCGCCAGCAGTGGCATTATTAAATCCGGTCAATCCACCAGAGATACTTTGGAATTCTTTTGCGTTAGCAGTGGAAGAGGTCAAACTGTTTCGATTTAGGCTTCCTCCTCCACCACCACCACCGCCACCAGATGCAATAATATATGTGTCTGAGATAGAATCTTGAATATAAACTCCATCAGATCCGCCTCCTCCTGCACCAGAAGTACCTTGTGATCCAGAGTTTCCTCCACGTTGGGCACCTTTTGGACCTCCAGTTCCTCCGGCACCTCCACCAGTTCCTTTGACTGATGATTCTCCGGTACTTCCACGGGCCCCAACATCAATAGTTAGTGTTCTACCTCCATCTGCAAGAGAAAAAATTCCTGATCTACCAAGACCACCATCTCCACCAATACCATTTGAATCAGATCCTCCAGCACCTCCAGCACCAGTTTCAACTTTAATTCTTACTTCGGTAGCATCTTCTGGAATAACTAGTGTCTGAGTAGTTCCTGTGTGAAAATACTCCTTTACTATTTGATTGGCAAGAGATTTTGTCTCTCTTACACCATCAGAAATATCACAATCTCCATCAATGCACCATTGATATGTTATTTTAGAATCTGAGGAAGTATTATTCCCAGAATCCATATTAGCTCTAACAGTAAATGTTGCTTCATTATCTGTAGTAACTATTACAGGAGATACCCCTGCTGTTATTTCTAAAGTAGGGAGAACATTTAAAGCTATAGAAGTTGTTCTGAGAGGTTCATTAATAGCATTAGGAGTTGATCTTCCAAGTCCAACAGAATTTGGACTTTCACTATATGCTCTCGGTTTATAATCTGCCTCAACAAAATATTGTTCGCCATTTTGAGTAGGACTTTCTACATAAGTTATTTCTAAAGTAGAACTAGTTTCTCCACTATATTTTGTTGAAGGTCCTAATTTTGTTTCTACACCATTAAGAGATAATTTATACCATTGATATTCAACTGTTCCATCAAAACTTGAATCAGAACCTGCAGGAAAAGTCGCAGTTGCAATGCCAGTAAATGCTATAGTTTTTGTACCAGACCCTGCAGATGGTGCTGAAGCACAAACATTGGTCTGCAGTGTTCCAGTGTCACCAACAGCATGTGTAAATGTGTCAGTAACAATGGATAGTATAGGACCGTTTAGATCTAAACCTGTAGGTACATCATTCCATATTTTAGTCGTCATGCTTAGGCGTCTTTTTTTATAAAATTAACTGGTCGTGAAGTTTTGGCCACCAACAATACCAAATAATGTACTAGCCCCATCAAAAGTCTTGAACGAATAAATGTCTATTTTTTCGTCAATTTGAGTTACGATTGGTATTACACCACCTGGCCAATAAACATCAATAGAAGTTCCACCATTATCTTTGAATGTATTTATACCAACAGAACGTCCACTAGCTACCTGACTAATTTTAATAGTGAATGCAGTAGAATCGTTTGGGGGATTCAGAATTGTAAATTGTTGAACAGATTCTGAGACAACTAAATTAAATGTTTGTCCCTTAGAAAGATCAATGTCAACGTTTCCAGATGAAATTGATAGAGTTTCTATATTTTCAGAACTTGTCCTAAATCTTACCGATCCATCAACATCAAGTTTTGCTCTCGGAGACTCAGTACCCAATCCAACATTTGATCCATTTGTTGATAGCGCAGTCCCAACTACAAGTGTAGTTGATGTCACAACACCTACTCGAATATTACTTGATGCACTATCTAATCGATAACTTGTCGCAGTAATTGATCCACCAACAAGAACATCATCAGTTGCAATTTGACCTAAGAAAACTGATTTATTTTGAACATGAAGATCAGTTCTTCCAGATCCAGCAGATCCAAGTGATAGATTAAAGTGTGGAACTGACGTTCCGATGCCGACTCGTGAGTCTAAATTAGGTGGAACTGTTGCCCAAACTCCAGTGTTTCCAACGCCAGCATATGCTTCATTTACAGGAGACCATCCAGTTGCCGATGCATTTAGGTTAAATATACCATTGCCATCACCAAGCAGGAATCCTGCAGTGAGAATGCCTGTGATGCTAACATTACCAATTTGCTCAGTATCTCCATGAATACGAAGACTTTTTGTATTCGCAGTTGTTCCAATACCAACACCAACACCACTGCTATCACTACTTACAGCAAATACAGTATCTCCAGCACCAACTTGGAATGCATTGGCTCCAGGTGTTGTCGTTGCAATACCAACTTGGTCAAATATATGAATGTTTGCAACATCGGAAAGACTTACATTACCAAACCTTTTCCAAGCATTTTCTGAGGTGTATACCCAACCAAGGTAATCTCCTTGTGATGGATTTTCAAAATATACAATGTCTCCAGGTGTTCCTGCATTAATTGGCGTAGCAATACCAACAGTATACTTTCTAGAAACTGTAGAATCTCCCTGTAAGAAGAGATTATTAGCTTCGATACCTCTTGCCGCAGTTGATGTTACTTTATTTGTAAAGACAACCGGACCATTAAATTCAGAAAGTACTTTTCCTTCATTACCACCATCTATACGTATGGATGATGAGAAAGTTCCTTCAGTTGCATTAATTAGATTGACTCCAGATTCAGTAGTAATATCTTCTCCAGAAATACTTCTAATGGGAGTGTCAAAAATTTCTTCTCTACCAGTAACTGTGCTAAGTTTTTTGTTACCAGCATAAGAAATACCACGGTCATTCATCCCAGTGAAGTAATTAACTCCTCCTTCCTTTTTAGTAGACTGTGCAAGAAGTTCTTGTATATCAGTAACTAAACGATTTTGTCTATCCGGAAGTGCAGTTGAATAATTACCTGGGCCATATCCAACATATTCCCAAGTATGTCCAGATGCTCTGTTAATAGAGTGTCTTCTAAGTTCAATTGGATATGGTTTAATTCTACGAACAACCGAACCAGTAATATGTGCTGTTGCTCTTGTTCCAAGAACAGAGCGGAATACAATTAGTGGATTAGTTGCTGGATTTGTTGGTGCAGTTTTGATTCTAACAATCTCATCATCAATTGATAAGAAATCACCTATTCTTAATCCAAGATCTCCAACATTTGTCAATCTAACTTCTGTTGTAATTGCATCCGCAACTGCAGTAGAAAGTGTAGTGGTAATTCCAGCATACGTTGGAATCATTCTACCATTGAGACTCTCATTTTCAATAGTCGCGTCTCCATCATTTGATTGAATGCCGCCTCTCATGGCAAACATTGAAGATCCTATAGCAACAACCTCAGTAGTTGCTCTGATACCGGTAAGTATTGTAAAGTTTTTCAGATCAATATTCTGTTTTACAATAAAATCTCCATCAAATGATGATAATGTGTGGATACCTGTTGAAATTTTGATTTTGCCATTAATTTTTAATCCATGATCATTGACCGTAGTAACTGTAGAAATTCCTGATGTTGGATCGTAAGTTAAATTAGAAATTCTAATTCCTTCCCCAGTTAAATATGAGGTTGCATTACCAAGTGGTATCGTTCCAATTCCTGTGGTCGTCACTCCCGTGATTGCTGGATCACTAATTGCAGTAAAGCTCTTTGCACCACCAACTTCAACCTCAGTAATTCTATAAAGAGTATTGTATGGTCTATATGTTTCTGAAGTTACACCAGAAATTCTGATAATATCTCCGACATTATCATATACATCAGTTACAGTAACAATGGCTTTTGAATGTCCCGCTGTTGTAGCAACACCAACAACATGCATAGTATTTCCAATACCATATGCAGCACCACCGTCCATAATCTGAACGTCAGTGATACCTCCAGTAGCATCAACAGATACTTTGGCAGTGGCATGTTTTCCAGTTGTAGAACTGCCAATACTAATCAGTTTTGCATTATAATAATTTGCATCAACTCCAACTCCATATCCACCACCACTACTTGCAATACTGACTGCTGTTACACGATTCAGTCCATGATCAATATTAGTATTAAATCTATGAGATGTTCCGCCAACAGCCGTTATAACATCAGTTAATCCAATACCAACGTCAATATCATTAATTAGACGATCAATAGTTTCTCTAGTGATACTCTTTTTAACATCATCAACATCCACTTTGCCAATATCTGCAGAATCTGCAAATGAGATGGAGGGTTGTGGATCTGAATTTGTAGTATCTCTATCAGTTTGAGGATATAATCTTACAACTGGTTGTGTGAATTTATCAGATGTAAACGGATCTACAGTAGGAGATACTGAAGAATTGAGAATTGTCAGATAATAAATTCCATCTTGCTCACTTCTACGATATGATTGTATCTCCTGTACATTTTGTACATAGTATGTTGTATTATATTTCTTTCTCTCAAATCTAGGAAGACTTGTGTTTCTTGTAAGAGTATCGTTAGTAAATGCTCCAGGATCTGTGTTAATCCCAACAGTAAATTCTCTTGCACTAGTGATCCCGGTAACCGGGAAAGTACCATTAAATCCAGAATTTCCAATACCAGTTGTATTAACACCACTCTTGATATCAACTAATTTGACTAAAGATCCAACAGAAAGATCATGAGGAAGTTCTGATAGGATATTTCCTATATTTGAACCCCAGTTTGCATGAGCAATGAATCTAAAATTTCTACTTTCATTGACGTGGTTTAATGTTCCAGATCCAAAATAAGTTGCAACTTCACTATTCGTAGATCCAATAGATGTATTTGATTCTTGAACAATAAATCCGTCAACAGGCGGTCTGGCAATAACTCCTCCATTACTAGAAGGTATTACGTATCTGACCCTATAGAGAGTGTCAATAGAACTTCTTGTATCAGATTTTCTTTTAATAAATGATCTTGGGGTGGCTTCTCCTAATGCTGTTGATCCAAGTCCTAACCCATTCTCATCAAGAACAACATCCCTATAAATTCCATTGTCAGTTGATGCAGTTGATACATTAATATACCACTGTTTTCTATTTTGATCTGGGCTATTATCAAATTGAATCGGGTGACCAATATCTCCAGAATTTTTATCAGATACCCTACTTAGAATCTTGAGAGAACCACCAAGATTATTGATTGTAAGAGCAGATGCATTCTTTGCATCAGTCTCTGTTTTTGCAAGTTTAATTGTATTATGTGTTGTTAGTCCTGAAGAGGCATTTTGATTTGTAATTGCAAAATAAACAATATTAGGATCCAATCCATCAGGCAATCTACCATTATCACTTAAGACACGAACGGATTCTGCATCTTGAAAAGTGTGTGGTTCTGTTAAAGTAATTACACTACTTGTAATACTATTGATTCCAGAGACATTTCTATCGACTTTAAAAACTTTTTCTGAACTGTATTGAGATGTTGTATTAAATCCTGTCCCATTCGGCATGACAATACGGGAACTAAATTCTGTTGGAGTTCCTCCTGATGGAACAAGAACTTTTAAAGAATCTAAATCTCTAGCACCAACCCTAAATCCTTCTAATACGTTTTCTGGTGGGATATCTGGGTTTGTTTGTTGATACAAATACAAGTGTCCAATAGTTCCAACACCAATGGTTGTATTAATATCAACTGAATTAAATTCAATAACATTTTCTGAAATTGAAATCTCTTTTGGAGGTAAAATATGAGTAATAAAACCAAAATCATCTTGTGAGAATGCATCTTGTCTGAATCCAATTGCATTGAGAGATTTAGCTCCAAAGTTAGAGTTGGAGTTGGTGATAGACATATCACCACCAGTGTCAACAACAAAGTGCTCTGCATATCCAATCGCAAAGATAGAAACTGACTGAATAACTGAATTATTAGAGCACTTAATATGAAAGTTGACATACGATGGTTTATAGATTGAGCTCGAATCTGTACTTAACTTTTCATTTCCAGGAACGGTAGAATCATCATATACACCTGTTGTTGAATTATATTTAATAAATGCATTATCATCTTTCTGTAAACTAATACCCGTGAATTGGGCCACAACCATAGATTTAAAGCCTGTGGCTCTATTTCCATCAGCGTGCATACCACACATACCAAAAACAGATCTCAAACTGAGATTGAAGATGTATGGAGATGCAGAAGTAACTGTATCGGATTGAAGAGTTACTGTCGATCCTAGTACAGTCGGAAGAGCATCAATTGGCGCATTTTGAACTTCATATCTAAATTGAGTATCACTTAATTTTTCACTAACAACAAATTGTCCGTTATATCCAGTTGCAGTGATTCCCTCTACTCTAAATGGAGTGTCTACATCTAACCCAGAGACTTTTTCTGATGTAGTGACTGTAATGAGAGAAGATGAGATAGATCCATCTCCAGATTTAATGCTGGTGATACCTGCAGAGGCACCAGTAGATCCAACAATTCTAAACTCATCAATTTTTGGTTCAATATCAAGTGCAGTAGATGGATAATCTGGTTCAATTTCTCTACCACTTGCAGATCCATATACAAGGCCAATTTTTTCATAATATACGTCAAGATCAGTTCTATTAGTACCGAAGGTTTGGAAAGAATCTTTGATATCAATATTATTAACACCATCAGCATACTCAAAACATGTGAGTTTGTTGTGGGAAAAATTAGGTACAAACTTATTTGTAGTATAGTCTTGATAGCATAATCCATTTGGATCTGCATCAAACATAGAGAACTGCCAGAAATAGCAGGCACCTGTTACTCTAAAAAGAGCACTTCTCTCAATATTGTCATTAGATGGATTTGGAACATATTTTGGGCGAATTTTAGTCTTTCTTAAATCTAGACCAACGATAGAAGTACCACGAGGAACAATTACTCCTCCATGAATACTATTCATCTTATAAAGAGCATTATCTGCACTATTAAGATCATATATTGTAGTTAGATCCCATGCAGGAAAATCAGATGATTCTGTACCATCCCTTAACCTAAATTTAGCGTTTGCTCCATCAGGGATAGGTATCCATCCAGGCCTATTATCAACAACGTGATCTCCTGGATATAGTAATATTGTAGTATTGCCGAATCTGTCGTTGTTTAATCCACGCTGATATGAAAATCTTGCTGCTTCAATAAGAGCTCTTTGAATAGTTTTGAATGGTCTCGTTAAAGAGTTACCTTTATTTTCTATACTATCTGTAGAATCCAAATCATTGGGACTTACATACAAAATATTGCCACGAGCATTCTTAAGAAAATTCTCTAATCTTGAAAGACCCATCTTATTTGCACTATAGTTCTGTTATGGATTATTTATCATTTAATAATTAGTCGTTTTGTAAAATATACTCTACAGTAGTGGCAACATCATTCATTGCATCTCTTAATTGTGGTTGTTGGCCAGATTCTTGAATATATGGGTCAGTGTCGTCAGACAATATCCATCTCCATTGTCTCATTTCTTCTGCGTACCAAAGTTGTATTTTCATATTAGTCTACAGGTAAACATTCTGGATTTTCTAGTTCAAGATCAAAAATACAAGGATGGCATTCTTCCTCCATTAAATAAGAATAACCAAGATAAACCTCGTCGGGTTCCCATCTTTTTTCTGCGTCAGCTAGTTTGATAAGTTCAAGATCAAAAATACTTTCATCAGGTAATTCATCAAAGGTAAATGGGATTCCTTGAATGAAGTACATGAAAACAATTAATTTTCCTTCATTATACCAAACATATTTTGTATCAATTCGGTATTTCATAGGAAAACGTCCTATTTTCGTTTATTTAGAAGTGCGAGTAGGGAGACTTGAACTCCCACGAGATTGCTCTCAACAGATTTTAAGTCTGGTGCGTCTACCGATTCCGCCATACTCGCAAGAGTTACAGGGTTCTTTCTAACCTTTCAGTTGGTTGATCGGGGAAGTCTCTAGGACGACTATCCATAGCATTATCAGTTCTAGGAGAACCTTCGTTAGCTCTCATAGTATGCTGGTAGTTGATTCTCTTGTATCTGTGAATAAAAATATCAGGCATCCAATAGGTTACTTGCCAATCAATCAAAGGATTCATCTCAAGATGTTTCTCTACAGAATGATTGAAGATTCCAATCTGAATATATCCATCATGAGTGACACAGGAGTTGTCACCGACACTAACTACAAATAGTTGTTTCATCACTTACATTCCAGGTTGGGGGATGAAATGCACAATATTCATTAAAAACGATCTTGCACTCTTTATTTGTTAGGTTGCAGTTTTTTGCTGCTTTTGGAAGATTCCACTTTGCATAGAATAACATTTCCATAGACTGTCGGGTTTCTGGTCTCATAATCGTAACAAATTAGGATTTCTTCGTAGAGAGATAGTAGGTAAGTCATTTAAAAAAAGGTAATAGGGCAAATTTTTGCCGGGATTTTTTTGCCCCCTTTTTTGGAATTAAAAGTTCATTTTCCCCTCAGAGAGGAGCATATGCAAGTTTATCTTCTGGGCAACGATCACGGACTAGTTCTAACACGGACATGAACTGTTCCATTGTTTCACAATCCACAACACGCTCATCACCTTGCTCAGAATACAAGTAGAACTTACGTCCTACAGGGTCAACAACGCAACGGGAAAGGAAATCGTCCTGCATGTGGTTCATTTGATTACATATGTATTGTAAGGCACTCAAGAGTCCTTGTCAACCTCTAGCATCATAGTCATATCCAGAGATTGAAAACTGTTTTGATCCACCTGGATATTCTGCGGGTGTCTCACCCTCATATTCAACGATCAAAGGCTCTCCATCAATTCTGGATGCATGGATAGTGTAGTAGCAATCAATCGTTGATGCATTTCCAGACCTAACATATACTTTTTTACCCCATTCAATTTTATCAATAATCAAATCTTGCGAAGATCCAATTTGAGAGAGAGAAACAGTAATGGATTCTGGATCAATCAGTCCGCTCCAATAATCTGGAAGATCAATTACATTTGTACTTGTAAGTCTTCCTCGAATATAAACACCGGCTTCTGGACCTTCTAAACAAATGTGCCTGAGTCGATGATTCTCTTTGTTTGGATGTTTAATATCAAATCCTTTCCAGGATTGAACATTAATAGTCCCTGTGATATTTGTTATTGCTGCAGCCGGAGATGTAAGATTTGCATTGACTTGCAAGTTATCAATTTGTGCATTTCCATGGTATCTTGGAGGACATGCATCTTCTGGATACTTAGACTGATCAATATCACCCTTCCAAATATAGTCAAATACCGCTGACTTAAGTCCCCATCCACCTGCTTTTTCTGAACAATCTTTTCCGCTTTGTCCTGGTTTGAATTCCATTTCGCCGGCCATAATTAATTCTCCTTAATGTCGTAGTGATATCCTGAAATTGAATATTCATTATTGTTTCCTGGATAGTCTGTCGGAGACTCTCCTTCATATTCTGCAATTAATCTTTCTCCATCAGCACGAGTTCCAAACACATGATAATAACAATTGATCGGCATTCCTCCATTTGCTTGGAGATAGATTTTATTATCACTGATCCTCTTTACAATTATATTTTGATGAGCACCAATTGGTGTCAAATTAACTGTAATCGTTGTTGGGTCAACAAGTTTTTCCCAATATCCTGGAAGTAAAATTTCTTTTTTGTTTCTAAGTTTTCCTCTAAAGTATACATCATTTGATGGTCCTTCTGGACATGTATGCCTTAAACGATAACCTCCTTTTGTCGGGTGTGGAATATCAAAGTTTTTCTTTGCAGAAAGAAGATGACCACCACAATTTGAAATTACTTCTCCTTGGGCAAGCAGATTTAATCCAACTGCAACATTTGAATTGGTATCAACGTTCCCCAAAAATGCAGATGGTCCAGACACTGCCAAAGAATATGGATTACTAATCCCACTACAGAGTGCCCCCGGAACAATTGGAGTTGGAGCTCCATGTGCTGAAGGACCAATCATCACTGTTGCATACACAAATGGAAACGTATTTTCACTTCCAACTAAAAGTGGTCCTTGATGATATGATGAGCACTTAATTTTGGTTGGTCCAACTCCAAGTGCTATTGGAATTTTATTTTCTTTACATACAAGTGATTGCCCATCATAAACGTGTGTTTCATCGAATTGAAATGCCATTGTTAATTTTTACCTTATTTGTCCTGGTTTTTTGTCGGGATTTGTTGCACAAGATACGCCATTAACTATAGATGATAATATTTGAGTTCCTAATTTCCCATTTATGGTCATAAAACCAGTTGAGAGTAATTTTAATGACTGTTTTGCATCAATTGTGATATTTTTTGAATCTATTTTAGCTGATTGATTTGCATTAACTAAAAAATTACCCTCTGGATCTCCTCCAGTAGCACAAATTTCTACATCAGTACCTTCAATACGTATTTTTCCGTCCTTGGCTCTAATAATTATATCACCATTTTCCGCATTTAGAAAGATCCCGTTTTGACCTTTACTCAAATCTTCCCCAGAATTGATTGAAGTTGCTCCAGGAGAATTTATCGTAGTCCAACCTTCACGAACTCCGTCTTCTGTTAAATCTATAAAATGTCTACCATCAAGAGCTTGGAGTTCAATACTAGAAGTGACTGCTTTATCTTTTGAAAGACCACCAAAAGATATAGCACCATTCATCGCTCCAATTACTTGAGTCCAATAATTTTTCTTTTCTGCCATAAAATAGTATTGAAGAGATTTTTAGTATTTATTAGTAACCACCACCACCTCCACCTCCACCTGAAGATCCGCTACTTGAAGAAGATCCACTTGATGTTGATGTCGTCGTTGTAGTTGTGGTTATAGGTGTAGTTGTTGGTTCTGAAGTTTGACGTGTACCAGTAGATCTTACTACTGTGGATGCACTAGTATCAGTTTGATCAGCAGTTTCTGTATAATCTATGTCTATTGTTTCAGTTGAAATAGGGGATTTTGGTTGAATATCTTTGGTAATACTTTCTTTCAGAGTTTCATAAACTATTACCCCAGTATTTCTAACCCCTGCATATTTTATTCCGTTATCAAAAAATACATTACCATAATATGCTTTACCATCAACATAACCATTAATTTGAAGTCCAATAAGATCATAAACTTGAACAATTTCTCCAGGGTCAGCAATCTGAGGAACCAGTGGATCACGAACAATTCCAAACACAGGAGTGAATTGTGCATTAACTCCCGCGTCAGTATCCATGAAAATATCAGGAAGTGATGTAAAGTTTCCACCTCTATTAACTTTAACTGAATTTACTTTTCCAAAAGGATCTAGAGAAAAAGATAAATTAGTTCCATTATTAGGACTGATTATTATAGTATCATTTGGATCATAATTTAGACCGGGATTTTTGACTATAACATCAGTCAGTGTTATTAAAACTGGATACTGTGGTGAAGGTTCTCCTTCACTTGATGGCAGATATCCTGAACCACTATCCTCAACTATAACATTTGTAATTACTCCTGTGGGATCTAATACTGGAACTAAAACTGCACCGCTTCCATTATTACATAAGTCAACTGCTCTAATTTGAGGGGGACTTGTGTAACCATATCCACCATCAACAATATCTACTGCTAAAATATTTCCATCACGATCTATGATTGGGTTTCCCTTTACTCCAATTCCTCCTCCACCAAAAAAATTTATGTTTGGGGGTCCGCATGATTTGGGGCCAACATCACATGCTTTTTTTCTTTTTAGATCATCTGTGGTTAACTGATTGACTTGATCAATACTGAGATATCTAACTCCACCATCTCCATCTACAAAAATAAATGTAGTTCCTTCAGATAAACTCTCATAATCATTCGCTTCTTGAATAGTTAATCCACTAATATATCCTTCAAACTTACTAACATATCCTACTTTAATAGTATTTGTTGATGTTGATGTGAATGGCATTATTCTTCTACTGGTGTTGGTTGTGATGTTGGTGGCCTAAAAGGAATTACCTCTAGTGATTGCACGCCGCCAGAATTTCCCCCGGATGCCGCTTTGCCAATAGCACCTTCAGCAACTGCCGCTAAATTTGGTTTTTCAATTCCAGGTTTACCATTACCACCCTCTTGCATTGTATATGTATCGTTTGGAGAACACTTTGGTTTTGGATCACAACTGAATAATTCAGTTATGGATGAAATAAATCCTAGTGCAGTTCCAACATCAAAGTTAAATCCACCAATAGCACCTAATCCACCAACCAAGTCATCTATAAGACCAATCCCAGAACCTATGGGATCATCAACAAAATCTGTAACTAAATTTAATAGTTCTGGACTGACTCCAACAAGAGGACTCAATGATTGTACTACACCTAGTATGTTTCCTGCTTTTATAGCTTGGAAAGTTGATCCAATAGATGAAAGAACGGCAGGATCTGCTCCAGCAAGTTTGGCAATTGATGCAAGACCATTTTTTAAATCACCACCAGTCAATAAGTCAACAGTAACATTGATAAGGGATGCTGTTGTTTTGTCAGTTGAAAACAAAGGATTATTATTAACAAGATTAGTAAGAGAAAGTAAAGTGGATCTCAAGTCAAAGTCACCATCCGTTCCTGAAATGGATCCAAGAAGGGAAGTAATTCCAGAGACAGGATTTTGTCTAAAAATAGATGCAATACCATCAAGTTGATTTGATGTCAAATTTACACCAAGTTGACCTGATAGAATTGAAACAAGCGTCCTAACTAATTCTCCAGATTCAATTGAAGATTTTACGGCACTTGGGGAAATAGATCTGCGAATAATTTTTTTTGGTTTAGCATCTAAGATCTGTTTTGCATATACAGTTCCAGAATAACCCTCTGTGGATAGAAAATCTCTACTTGCAAAAACGACTGGAGTAACTGCAACATCAAAAGACTCCATGATAGTGTTTAGATGTAGACCTAAAACTTCACTAATCAGTTCTTCAGTATCACATATGGGTGTTGGTGTATAAAATCCATCTGGTGGTAATGATGGAATTTGATATGAAGTTCCAAACTCTGATGGTGTTCCAATTTGAGGATCTGTTGGTAATGAAATTCCTGTTCCCCTACCTCCACCAAGACCTGCTCCGACTCCACCAAGACCTGCAGCACCACCAAGACCTGCAGCACCACCAAGACCTGCTGCACCACCAAGACCTGCTGCACCACCTAAACCACCCTGTCCCCCCTGTGAGAGACTTGAGAGGGGTAGTGTTCCACCTGGTTGAGAAAGTGAAGGATCTAAATTTGTTTGTGGAGTGGGCCCAGAATTAGGAGATGCTGAATTTTTTCTATTGAAACTATTTAATATAGCACCTAAAATATCTCCCAATAATCCATTTACAATTTTATTAAATATGCAACATAATGCTTCAAACCCCTTTAATGCGTTTTCTAATAAAGTAATTCTACTACTCGGTGGGGCTATATTCAATAATGGTTGAAGTGTTTTATTAAATTGATCCGTAACAAAGTTTTGAACATTGGCAAAGATTTCTTTCATAAACTTTGAAATCTCAGTCGCTGCTTCTTCTATAACTCTATCAATTTCTTTAAATGCATTCTTTATTGGAAGTGCAGCTGCATCTTTATAGTTTTGTAGAGATTTTTGAATTTCTTGTATTTTTTCGCTTAAAGTCTCCATGATTGTTTGGATTGACTTCATAGCAGAGTTTTTCTCTGGGCATGGGGAAGCCAGAGTATGTTTTCTTTTTAAAACTTTTTCTTTTTTTTCATCCTTTGCACTTTCTAAATGAGTAGCATCTGCAGATTCCTTAGTGGGAAATCCTTTTGATGGTTTTTCAGTTGAAAGGTTGCTGTCTGCAACTCTTTTTGTACTATCTCTTTTCTGCGTCTTAGAGAAATGACTTTGTGGAGTAAAATTTTCTCCGCCAGATAAACTAGTTTTTGTATTCAGTTGTGTCTTTGAGTTATTACCCAACACACCCATAATTACCGGGACTTGTTGGTCTTGTGCATCAAGGAAAAATCCAAAAACAAAATTACCTTGCTTAAGTGCTGGAGTATGAAAAGATCCACCCTGACCACCACCTGCGGTGATAGGGTACATGACTTGAGCCCAGGGTAATTTGTCAGAAGAAATTGATGCTTCACTCTGATCGTGAAGACCAATGATTCTCACTTTATATCGGTATCCCCATCCAGAGGTATCATTTTTATTTTCTATCTTTGCAGAACTTATGTTTTCTCTCCAGGTAGAGTCATCACTAATTTGACCAACCCACCAAAGAAAACTGCCCCCAAGAAAACCTGGATTAAAAAGTGTTCCTCCTTCCATTAATTATTAATCCTCATAAATTCTACACTCATCTGTCTCTGGATTTTCATCACAGTACATTTCAAGTGCTGTTGGATCATGATCTTCTCCAGGATGGTTTGCTTGATACTGTTCAAGATGATCCAGTTCATCCGCTACATGACGCCGCATTTGAGGTGACAATGATTCATTATCAAGTGTGTTTTTATCATCAATGATGTGTTGTTTAATACTTTTTTCTTCGCTCATAATGGAATATTAGTAGTGTGGTTTCCTTTTCTCCCGAAAGAATCTCTAACCAGATTTAACTTAGTATAAGTTTCATTGGTAGAAATGAAATGACATAAGTCAGCTATAATATATAGACCTCCTGATTCCTTGTCAAGATCATCACCTTTCTTGGCACGCAATCCTGGAGTATCAAGAAAAACAAGGTCTCCAGCATGGAGGCTAAAGTCTCCGGGGATCGTCACTGTTTGCATTCCCGTAAACAATTGATTATATCTACGAATAGATTGATTCAATACCTGCTGTACTTCAAAATTTTGTTCTGTTGATTTTTGAATTTGTTGATCCGTTGTTCCAGAAGGAAGTGTTCCAGTGTCCACAATTGAATATGTTGTCCTTGTAAATTTTGAATCTGATTCAAATTTATCATTCAACTTTGGCAAATCTTTTGCAGCTAATTCAGTACCATCTTTTGTTTCAGTTGCAGTTTGTTCCCTAACTTCATAAAAACAATTGAATGGATCAAAAACTACTAGTCTTGTTCCATATGCTCCCATTTTAAATTTTTCTTGAGCATCAATGCGAATATCTTTTTGCTGATTTAAAACTTTTGTAGTATACCCAGAAGGTAAATCTGCAGTTAGGTTAAAGATCAAAGATTTTTTCTGCTTTTGTTTAAATAAACTATCTATTGATTTGAATTTAAAACCCTCAGAAGTTTCAAACAAAAAGAATCCACTAGTCTTACCCTTCTCTCCTACACTTGCTGGTATAGATGCTTTGGATAACCAATTCATTGCATAATATGGTTTTCTATTATTTCCTAAAAAATTATAATTATTACTTGTCTGTTCTATATCTAAAGATTTTTCAGTCTTTAAAAAATCTGTCAAAATTCTTTGAATATGATTTGATATCTTACCATCAAATCTAATATTGAGTCTTGTATCTCCACATTCATTTCTTATAAATTCTTCAGATACTAGATCCAATCTTATCATAGATCCTGTAGATTCTTCATTTACAGGGGTGACTTTGTTTACAATTAATTTCATCTTAATAGTCACCTGATTATTATCAGTGAATTTCAATTCAGCATCTTCTGTGCCTACTATAGGAAGACCTTCCAATACACTTTTTCCATCAATAGAATTACCTGTGTCAATAAAATATACTTCAGATCTTATGGTATCTTGTAAGATACTTTCATAATACATCAAACGAACTAAACCATTAATCAAATTAGTGGTTTTGCTTTTATCCTTATTGGAAGTTATAATTGCCTTTGATACTGAAGCAGAAACTGCTTGTTTAGATGTGGATGTTTTTTCCATTCTTTATTACCTCTTATATCTATTTACGCACCTTGATATAAAATATCAAAATGACTAGAAAGAATTTCCGAATCAGAAATTAGAACAGGGACTGCTTTTTTAGTTGAATCACCACCATATCCTGCTTGTTGTGGAGGCGGAGGAATTATAATTGTTTGTTCTGACCTATCATCATAGGATGTATATTCATTTAATATGTCAATAGCAGCCTTTCCATCTGCTTTATTAATTGCACTTAAGAATCCAGGCAATTTTCCTTCAAGTGCATTGGTTGAATCTGCATCAATAACAAATTCTCTCCCTTCCTCACCCAGTGTTGCCATATGGGCACCACTCTTTGTAAGTCCACCTTTTTTATATGCCACATGAACATGATCATCATGTTCACCTCTCGGATCATTAGCTGCATGAAGAAGTTGTACTGGTGATATTCCCTTTAACTTATTAAACTCCGTAACAGCATCTAAAATAGGCCTCTGCTCACCAGAGTACCCTCCTAAATCAATTGCTCTTCCTTGATAGTGAAGTGAACCAGGAGAGTGACCTTGCGTTAAACTATATGGAGGATGCTCCGGGTGTCGGTGAATACTTCCAGGAACTACTCCTTTCTTTTTCATAAATCTTCCAAGTTCACCTGCAATTTTACTTCCTTCACTATCAATTCTAGAAGACCTAAGTGCTCGCTGACCATCATCAATATCATTTTTTGGTATACTTGGTCTATTTGCTCTAGCATAAGATAGAGTTGGATTTCCTGCAGTATTAAAATAATGATTTTTGTATTGAACAACATTGACATTTTGCGATTGGTCAACAAAGGCACCCCCTGTTCTGAATCCAGTTGATGCCATAAGTTTGGAAATATCAGAGTCACTTATTTTTTCAGTTTTTAACATTGCCTTCAACTTATCAATATCTTGAGCAAGTTTTATTGCATTCTCAGATTTTTCTAATGTCCTGGGTTCAAATTTATCATTAATGCTTCCATCAGTTACTGGTTGGTATTGATTTTTTCCCATAATAACACCAGTCAAAGTCTTATCATTAGCCTGGAAAGTTCCAGTTGAAGCTTCACCAGATTGTATTAAACCAACACGATTTAATACAGAACGAGCAACCAATGCCATTCCAAGTTCACCTTCCCCACTTGACTCAGCAGCAATCAATCTTTTAAAGAGATCTTTTTCATCTGCTGATGTTATTTCAGATCTAGGTAGTTTGTCTTTTAATTCAGAATCATCTTGAACTTTTATTGGTTTCTTTTTAGAGAAGAATGCATCATATAACCATTTACCGGCAAGATCTCCGCCAAGACCACCAAGAACACCACCAATAAAAGTTCCTCCAAATGGAACAATAGATCCGACTGTTGCTCCAAGAGCACCAAAAATTGTAGCACCAATTGCCGCAAATGCTGCTCTTCCGATAGGTTCTTTAAAAACAAAGTAGTTTAGTGCAAAGTCAATTAGACCACCAATGATTGGTATTCTTTTAACAATTGGACTGACAAAGTTTTTGAGAATTCTTAAACCTGCTCTTGATCCAAGTTGACCTGAAGCACCAATAGTAACTCTTGAAGCACCTCTACCAAGCAGTCTACTACCGAATCTATTTGCACCACCACCAGAGGTTATTCTTGGTCTCTGTCTGAGTGGGTTGCGTAAATTTGGTCTACCTGCTCTACCACCACCAGTACCGGTTACTCTAGGTCTTCCACCTGTGCCTGGTCTAGGTCTTATATTTGCACCCGTTCTTGCTCCTCCACCACGAAAAGCTCCAACTCTCACTCCAATCAAAGCAGCAACGATTGCTAAATTAAGAGCTGTCTTTAAGTGATTAGATATTTCATCAAATTTTTTCTGGCCATCTTCGCCAAACATTTCTTTGACATTATCACGTAAACCATCATACATTTTATATCCCTCGTCTACCAGAGTGACAAGTCCATTGAAAATTTTACCTCCCCATTCTTCAATAAACTCAAAGGCACTCTCTATTTTAGGAATTAATTCCTTCAACATTGGCAAATTGTCTAACAATCTTACTGCAACATACCCAGCAAGAATATTAAATAGAAAATTTGTTATCTTATTCAGAGGGTTCAATTTTTTAATTGGGTTTGGCAACTTAAACTTACCAAACTTCTTTTGTTGTTTCTCTAATTCATTCTCTGTTTTTGTTGAAGTTTCTTTCTCATCCTTTGATCTATCAGAACTTCTTGCTTTCGTTTTAGATTTTAAAGATTGTTTTAAAATATCATTTATAGTATCAACCTTTATCTTAATTGATTTTAATCTAAATTTTGACCCCTTTGGAGAAGATATATTTGGAGTCTCCACTTTTCTGGATAGTAGTTTTTCTGCGTTAACTGCCATTTTATGTCACCATACCAAGAACTTGTTTCTTAAAACGAGATCCCTGAGTCGCTGCACTGAACGGAGGAATAGTTGTTCTACCAGATGCATCTGCGATAGGTGTATCGTCATTTGATGTTGGTAATGGTAAGAACGAAACCTTTGGAGCACTTCTTTCCAAAGGTTTTATGTTAGAAGTTTTTTTTGTTTGAGAACTTGATATTTGTGCAGGAGTTTGTAAATTTGGTTGGGTTTTAGATTGATTGCCAAATATTTTGTTAATCGGATTCATATAAATGCCAGACAATCCTTCTGAATCAGTCAACGATTGAATGAGACCTTTTGGACCAACTGGAGTATCTTCAACTCTATTAGCAAAAGTTGGTTGGTTTGTAGGCCTAACATCATTCATATTAGGTCTTGGTTGATTTGGTACGATACCATAATCACGTAAAACACCATTAATTTTTCCTGGATATATGGCATGTGGATTATATCCAGCAGTTGCAAGATTAGTGATTGCCTCAGATGGAGTTTTAGCATCTCCATAATACTCTTTCCATATCCTAACTCTATATTTTACAGAGTCTTCAATAGATTTAAATTTAATTGCTGTATGTTCTCCTTCAATAGGATCAATATACTTATATGTTTGAGATGGTGGATAATCTGATGGAGCGTCTTGGCCAAATAAATTATTTGCTTCCATTGCTAATGGAGATCTTCCAAAATTACTTTCTTCTACAGCTTGTGCTGCAACTATTTCTGGGAATGGATCTCCTGCTTCTTTTGCTGCCTTGTAAATTCTTGAGAAGAATTGTCCTGCCTCGTCAGTAGGTTTCTCATAATTTGGATATCCCATAATTGGGCTTTTAAATTTTAAATTCGAACCATAATTATTATTACCAACCATCCCACCACCAGATGCATATGTTACTCCATCAGAAATTTTAGGTTTATTATTTCCACCACCAATAGAGTTCATAGAAGCCAAAATACCAGTACCAAATTTATCAACTGCACCTCTACTCATCACAAATTCACCAGGAGATAACATCGCAGGAACAGTATCTTTATTTGGCCCTTTACCAGGTACTTTTCCTCCACCATTAAATCTATTCATACCACCCATTCCACGCATTCCACCCATGCCAGTAGGATCATTTCTGATGCCTAAAGGATCGATAAATTGGTTTGGCATATTGTTAAGAGATCCGCTACCACCTGCATCTCTTTGCCTTGATCCCTGAACTAGTGCCTCTCTGTCTCCAGCACTCATATCCTTAGTGCTAGGTGCCTCTTCCAATCCCTTTCGAGTAATCTCCTGCCGCTTTCCTTCATTTTCAGCAACCTTATCATTACCTAACATTTTCCCTATACCATAAATCCCAATACCTGCAGCTGCAGCAGCAAGTACTGGAAGAGCAATAGGACTTTTTGCAATCACCATCGTCAATTTGGCAATCACTCCTATCATTTTAGGAATAAATCCTGCTACTATACTTACGATACCTGCTGCTAAAGAACCAAAACCAGTTCCAAATAAAAGAACAGCAGCAGTCAGTGCAGGCCACCAGTCCTTCACAAAGTTAATTAAGTTATCTATTTTTTCTTTATTTTCATCATCACTAAACCAATCAATTAGTTTTATGACAGTTCTTCCCAATAAAACATTGAGTAAAAAATCAAATATTTTATCAAAAATACTTTTGAAAGGTTTTATTATTTTTCCAGTGAATTGTTTAATTCCCTTTCCAAGACTAGACTCTAACTTCTTTTCTCTATTCTTGGCGCGATTCCTTTCTCCTTTTTTCCTAGCATCTTCTGCAGCTTTATCTTCTGCTTTTTTTTCTTTTCTTAAAGTTTCAATTATAGCATTAAGACTTTTTTCTACCGAAGCAAATTCTGCTTTTTGATCGAGACTACTAAGATTTTCTGCAAGAGTACTCTTTTGAATCTTAATAATATTTTTTAATCTAGTTATTTTTTCAGCATTTATTTTTACTATCTTGTCAATATCTTTTATTTGATTCTCTGTCTCATTTACCTTTACACGAGTCGTCCTTAAAATTCTTGAAAGTTTAGCAATCTTGCTTTCTTTTCCAGGTGAGGAAGAATTTGTATCACCAACATCCCTACCCATCATTTTAGATGTTGATATTGTAGTAGATTTTATTGGTGTAGTTACAGTATCATCCATTAGATGCTTGTTGTTTTCGTTTTAATTCTTCTTCTTCAAGATGTTGCTGCAATAATCCAACGTAGATATCTCTTTCCCATGGAATTAGATTTTCAATCTCAGTTAAACTATATTTATGAAATTGCATCAAGGCAAAATTGATTTTATAATAACTACCCAAATCCATGTGGATCAGGGCTAGGCGAAAAAACTTGCTAAGCCCTCCAATACAACTTCACTTTCAACTCCTGTAGATGGATTCTTAACTGCAACATTATGAGAAAGTTTTGGCATCGTTTCAAAAAACTTTTCAATTTCTTTAAATTGAGCAGAATTCATTTGATCCAAAAAATCAGTCAGTTCTTTTTTACTACAATCATCAGCTGCCCAAACCTCTTCTTGATTGTAAATTTTACCCATACAAGATGCGACAAGATCAAATGATTGATCCATAGCATTTTTTTCACTAAAGTTAAAGTTATTTTTAATGAACTGATCCAGTGAAGGATAATTCATTTCTAACATAAGGTCATTATTAAGTTTGATTTGGTTTGTATGTTCGTCATTTTTACTGACTTTGATATCTTCCAAATCAATTTGAATAGAAACTTCTGTAGATCCATCGTCAGGACAAACAATATTAACATCCAATTGCTCACCAACAGACTTGCCACGGATGTTTAGAAAAAGATATTCAATATCAAAGGTTGGCAAATGCTCAACCTTAACTTGTTTTGTTAAGACACAACTCTTAATAACTGCTTTGATAGCAGTCGTAATTTGTTTTGTATCCTCACTCTCTAAAGCAATGACAAGAAGTTTTTCTTCTTTTACAAGAAACGGTCTAAATTTAATCGTTTCTCCAGTGGATGGCAACTCAAGTTCATATGTTGGAGCTACAATTTTTGGTAAAGGCATAATGTCTTATAAGTTCTTCAGTGTGATTATTTATTGAGGATATTATGACCCTGGGAATCCAAAATTGAAGGTGTCATTGAATGCTGCTTGACCCTCGGGGCCAAATGGATTAAGGTCAGAACTACTATCGTATCGTGGAATATCTAAATTCAAATCTAAATTAATACCATCAGCAAATGAATTTGGGTTTCCACTACCAGGACTAGTGTAATATCTTGTGTAGTTCATAGACACAGAACACTTCAATAGAGAAGATGCTTCATAGGAAACTGGTATTGATGTTATTGCTACCGGGAATATATTTACAAATTTATATGTCAATGGAACTACTGATCCATTCTGTTTGAACAGGCCCTGTTGAATATTTTTTTCAAATTTTGTAATTTCCAAATTACCTTTATAATCTTCAGGATACTTAACTTTATATGAATAATTTTGATTTTCAATACCAGTGCCTTCATTCATAATAAACTTTAACCAGGATTCAAAAAATCTGATTGGCATATATTGTTCTGCATCACAATAAAAAGTCAGATCAATACGATCTTGATAGATGCGACGATATGCATGTCTTTCTGTTACTCCAGAAAAATCATTCTTCAATTCCGTTGTTGCAAGAGAAGATCCTGGTAGTGATGTTTCGCAACATAATAGTTGCAACCTATCTTGATCTAACACCAAGGAATTTTGTGCCATGAACTGTCTAAATTGTTGCTCTTTTCTGGGCAACCCAATATAAATCATAAAATGTGAAGTGAGAGCAGGGTTTAATAACTTACTCTTTACATCTGATATTTTTTGTGGACGCGGAGCAACAGAAGTCATTTATAAATACTTTTTGACTTGTATATTATGTAGTCAAGTTAATGGCAGAAAGTATTAAGAGTAGATATAAACCATCCTATCCGGAAAAATACAAAGGAAATCCCAACAATATTATATGTAGAAGTAGTTGGGAACGCAAGTTTTGTAAATGGTGTGATGCAAACGAAAAAATTCTTCAATGGGGTAGTGAAGAATTTCATATCCCATATATCTCTCCCATAGACAGAAGAGTTCACAAATACTATCCTGATTTTATTATTAAGGTAAAAGAAAGTTCAGGACAAGTTAAAACTTATGTGATTGAAGTTAAACCAAAGAAGCAAACAAAACCACCAAAACAACCCAAGAGACAAACCAAATCATACATTTATGAATGCACAACTTGGGAAGTCAATAAAGCAAAGTGGAAAGCTGCTCAAGAGTTTTGTGATGATAGACGCATTCAATTCAAAATTATCACAGAAGACGAACTGGGAATCAAATGAATCGTATAGAACCAGTCATCTCAGATATAAAAACTGAAGGTGATGTTAGAGATAGGATGACTTTAATTACATATGCATTGAATGATACTGTAGCACCTATACCTGAAGTTGGAAACATATGTACCTTTTATTATTATGCCAAGACTCCGAATATTGAGTACGACCAACACCCACTAGTTGCAGTGACTGAATTATTCCAGTGGGGTTTCCGTGGATTCAATTTTCACCACAGAGATTATAGGCAATATACCTGGGGGGAATTGGGCGGTCAGGTTTATATTGTACAGCAAAATGAACTTGATGACTTACTCTCATTACAATATGGAAAGTTTGTGCTAAATAGATAAAAAAGACGTAGATGGCTGACAATACCGCTACTAGCAAAATTTCCCCCGTTACAATATTCACAGGAAACTCGCAGCAACGCCGTGCGAAAAAAGGTCCTTCCAAGAAAATTTATATTAAAACTAGAATTAAAAAAGTAAACGACGTGAATGGAGAGCCTCGGTTTCAGTTTGAAATTATAGAATTTAAAGACGGTACTGGTAAAGGAGCGGAAGCTGTCATAGCAAAGGGTAATACATATTTAAATGATAAGAGGGGTGAGGATGGAAATTTTATCCTTGGAGGTGATGATTCTGAAAAATCTGCGATTGCTGCAACGGCAGAAAATTCAATAAATTTTGGAGGATCTTTCCAGAGATCCCTTATAACAAAGGGACTAGAAAAACCGGATGGATTACTTTACAATGCAATAAAAGAGCAAGTAAAAACAGATACTTCAATAAAAGCATTAGCAAAAACATCATTAGAAAAGCAGTCTCAGGCGGCGATCGATAAAGCGAATACCGATAGCAACACAGAGAACTCCGATGATGATCCAGTCTCCACTAGTGATTTTGAATTTGGTGAAATAGGTGACAGTCCAGAAACTAGACAAAATTATAACTTAAATTTAAAATACCCAGAAACTATTGATACAGATATCCAAGATACTTTAAAAATAGATGTTTTTAAATTTTCTCCTAGCAAAGTGGATGGTCTTTCATTTAAAAGGAGCAAATTTAAAGATGGGGGAACAAGAACTTCAATCGGATCTGTAATTCTCCCTGTTAGTAAAGTTGCAGATAAGAATTCTGTTGGATGGGGTGGAGAATCTATGAATGCCTTTGATGTGGCATTTGCAGGAGCAGCAATGGCTGCTATAGAAGGTGGAGCTGATGCATTCGCTGATAGGGCAAAGTCCACGATAGATAGTCTTGGAAATGAGATAGGCGGATTAAAGAAATCAGCATCTGTTTTCTTCACTCAAGCTGCAACAGGTACTACTGGTCTCTTAGCCAGAACTGCAGGCGCAATCGTTAACCCCAACTTTGAGTTATTATTCAACGGACCTAAACTTAGAACATTTGCATTCACATATAGAATGAGTCCAAGAAGTAAAGACGAGACTCTGATGGTTATGAGAATAATTAGGATGTTTAAGCAATCTATGGCAGTTCAAAGATCAGTTTCTAATCTATTCTTAAAAGCGCCGAATACATATCAATTAGTTTTTAGAAAGGCTAAATCTGAAAAGCATGATTTTTTACCTAAAATTAAAGAGTGTGCATTAACATCATTTAATGTAAACTATACACCTGATGGAACATATTCTACTTTTGAAAACTCATCAATGACATCATATGAATTACAATTCCAATTCAGTGAACTTGAACCACTATATAATGATGATTATGGCAATAAACAGAATGCTCTAGACACTTCAATAGGTTTCTAAAATGTCAAATTCATATTTTCGCAACTTACCAAATTTTGAATATGTAAATCGTACAAATGATGGTAAAAATATCTCCGATTATACAACTGTTAAAAATCTTTTTAAAAAAGGAAAGTTAAGAGAAGATATATTTCAAGACCTTACTTTTTTTGACAAATATTTTATCAAAGGTGATGATCGCCCAGACAATGTGGCAAATGAAATTTATGATGATCCAACATTAGATTGGGTAATCTTACTATCAAATAATATATTAAATGTTCAAAATGAGTGGCCTCTAACTCAAGAAAGTTTTACAACATATATGTTGGAAACATATTTAAATTTTGATCGTACACAAAATACTCATCACTATGAATCAATTGAAATAAAAGATCCTGATGGAAATTTAATATTCCCCAAAGGCCTGGAAGTTGATGAAGATCAATCTGTAACATACTATGATAGAGGAACAGAATCCTACGTTGAAATTGAAGATATGGTTACTGAAGTTACGGTCTATGAGTATGAGGAAAAACGTAATGATAAAAAAAGAGAAATTTTTATATTAAAACCAAAATATCTAAACTTAGTATTTGATGATCTAGAAGAAATGATGGAATATAAAAAGGGTTCCACTCAATATGTGAATGAAACCCTTAAGCGTGCTGATAATATCAGACTATTTTAACTGATTATATTTAATCACTCCTCAGCAAGACGTTGAAAGTAACTGAGAGCATCGTCTTCATCTTCACTGGCAGAAGAAATGCTACTAAGTTGAGCACTCAGTTGCTCTGGAAGTTCAGACTTCTGTTGACGAGAAGAAAACTCTGGAGTAAATGATCCACGATCATTGTCCTCATTGGCAGTGTCTTCATCGTAACGAGCACGAGAAGAAGACTTCTGACCCAGAACCATCTGTAGACGATTCTGTAGTTGCTCATAAGACTTGAACTGATCAGATGCAGTCAGTGCTGTAAGAGAATATTCTTTCTTCCAGAGAGCCTCCAGTGCATCATCATCATCAAGGAGAGGTTCAATAGAACCAAACTCAGATGAATCATAGTTCCAATAACCTGCAACTTTCTTCAGTTTCAGTTTAAAGTTTGCACCCTGCCAGAAGTCAAAGGGATTGATTGGAGTCTCATCCTCAAACTCAGGTTGCATTGCTTCCATGACCTTATCAAAGATCTTCTTACCAAACTTATACAGGAAGACACGACCCTCATTCTGGGGGTTTGCTTTGTCCTGCACAACATAAATGTTGGCATAGTAAGAGAGTTTGCGTTTCTGCTTACGAACAGTTTCTTTATCTGCATCAATACCACTGTTCCAAAGCTCACGATTGTGCTCTGATACAGGATCTTTACCTCCATTAGTGGTCAATGAGTTCTCAATGTACCATCCACCAGGACCTTGGAAGGCATGGGAGTACATCTTTGCCCAAGGCAGGTCTTCTGCCTCAGGTGCAGGCAAGAAACGGATGACTGCATATCCATTACCAGTCTTATCCATTTCAGGTTTCCAGAGACGATCGTCTCCACCACCACTAGTATTATTCATTTTCTCAACTTCCTTGACCAACTTAGAGGTCAGGGAACCAAGAGAGGATTGCTTTTTAAGATTTGCGAATGACATTCGGATTTTATACGGATTTGGTTTGTGTGTACTTCGTTATTCTACTGGGCAGATTGGTCTTTGTCAATCTGCATTTTCATAATTCCAATCATCTGATTCATTTGATCAAACACTGTTGTGATGTCAACATCGCGAGGGAGGCCCATCATCAAAGCAGAATCAGCAATATTTTGCTTCATCAATTTTGCTTCTGGATCATCAGATAAAGAAAGTCTTGCATAAAGAACTTTTTGTTTGTTAAGTAACTTTTCAAGAAGTTCTACATGGTGCAATTTATCACGGTTATTCATAAAGGCAAAGTTCATTGCACTAGAGTAAACCTCTTCTTGCAATTCAGAAATGCCTACCATTTCTGCCCTTACTATTTCTGAATCAAAAAAACTCATTTGTTTTGGATTACTACTTTTTTCAAAATAGTTTTGTAACGTTGTACATCAATATTTAGAAAAGGAGAATATTTTTTCATTTTCATACTAACAATTTCCCATACAGGATCAGTTAGATTTTTATCCCACTCTTTCGTGTAATTTAAAATACCATCTAGGATTATCATAGTCTCAATAGAAACACTTCCACGTAAGTGTTCCTTAAGTATTTGTGGGTGGCGGGATCCATTCAAAGCAAACATAGAATTAAAATCACTATCATCAAAGATTTTTTCTACTTCTTGTTTAAAAAGATATGAAAGAGATTGAGTTCTCTTTTTCCATGAGGTATATCTATCTTCACCTTCTTTAATCATTTCTCCAATCCAAAGTTTATTTGGATCAGTGCATGTAATAAAGTTAGAAATAAAAAACTCTACTACTTCTTTATCATCTTTATTTCTTGCCAACTTTTCAAACCAAAATCTGTCTTTACGTTTATAGAATGATTGGACAGTAGCACGACTTTTTCCATTATATCTGTGGTAGTCATACTTTTCTTTAGTGAAGTGGTTCTTCAACGCAATGTATTGGCGATAAGCATCAACAGGCATCATTCAAAAAATTAATTTAGCGCGGGAAGTTTTCTTCAAGAAGTTGAGTTCCATAGCCTCACACTTAATTTTATCCTTTAACGGTTTGGAAATTAGTTTTGGTACAGATTCAAGATCGATTGAATTGGATTCACAAAAATGCACGATGGCATCAATGTAACTCAAATTTTGATTATCCTTTACAAGATTTTCAATTTCTTGTGCGAAACGAGCAGGACAAAAAAACTTATTTTCAAATGCTTTTTCTAGTTCATTCTCCATGGTGCCCAATATTGTGAGATACAAATTCTTTAATATAACGAACTAATAATTTAATATAGTCCCCTTTGTTTCTTTTGTCAAATACCTTAACCTCACCGCCAGGAGTAACCATGATAGTGATAAGTTTTTTGACAGGAATACCAGTCAGTTCATAGTAAGCAGCAGCATAGAAAGTTTCCTGAACAAAATAGTTCTCTAACCATGCTTCTGGTTTAATTT